TTAAAGTTACTAAAACAAAGCATAAAACAAGTAATTTAGATTCTTTTAGATTATATATTCAAGGAAATGACAACTCTATATTATTCAAACTAAAAAGAAAAAAAGAAAGAATAACTAAATTTAATGGTGGATTTTCTGAAATTGGAAGAAGAATAATATCAATAAAAGAAATAGGATATGAAGAAGCAAAATGTATAACTGTTGATTCTTTAGATAGCTTATATGTTACTGATGATTTTATAGTTACTCACAATAGTTTTACAGGTATGTCTTGGATTGTTTTTAGTGCTTTATGCTATCCAAATACAAGATACTTTATTGCAAGGAACGAACTTAAAGACATTAGAGAATCTGTTTTAGTTACATTTGGAGAGGTTTGTGATTTTTTTGGAGTTACAGGTTTTAAATATAATTCCGTACTTAACTTTATAAAATTTGAGAATGGTAGTGAAATAAACTTAATTGAAGTTAAATACAAACCAAGCGATCCTGAATACAAAGATGTAGGTTCTACTTTATACACTTCTGGTTGGTTTGAAGAGGTTGGAGAAATACACGAAAAAGCAGTAACAGTATTAACAACAAGGGTTAATAGGTGGAATGTAGATAAATATGATTTAAAAGGTATTGTTTTTCTAACAGGAAATCCATCAAAGAATTGGACTAAAACTAAATTCTATGATAAAGATAGGGCAGGACAATTAGATATTGACAATTTAGATGAAGCTAATTTTAAAAGAAAATACTTAAGTTGTTTAGTTACTGAAAACCCATTTATATCACATAGGTATATTTCTTCTTTACGAAAACAAGCATCAAATGATAAGGCTATTTATGAGAGATTATTTAAAGGTAACTGGGATTATGATGAAAACCCATACCAATTAGCAGAACAAGAAATGATTGACCAAATTTTTGATAACAATCAAGTTCAAGGAGGAAAAGGTTATATTACTGCTGATGTTGCACGTTTTGGTAGTGATAAAGCACGAATAGGCTATTGGGTAGGTTGGGATTTAAGAGATGTTATAAGTTTAGATATTTCAAAGACCACAGATGTTGAGTTAGCGATAAATACTTTTAGGTTTAAATATAAAATACCTAAAAACAGAGTTGTAATTGATGATGATGGAGTTGGTGGAGGTGTTACTGATGGAGTTGGTGGAAAAGGCTTTAAAAACAACGGAAAGCCAATAAAAATCAATAAAGATATGCCTAACTATAAAAACTTACAGGTACAATGCCTTTATATGTTAGCTGATAAAATTAATGAAGGGGGTATAAATATATCAGCAGATTTAACAAGTCAAGAAAAAGAAGATATTAAGGCTGAATTAGCACAAATACAATCAAAGGGCGACCAAGACCCAGAAAGAAAGTTAGATTGTAAATCAAAAGGAGATATAAAGCAAGATATAGGTCGTTCACCCGATTGGCGAGATATGATATTTATGCGAGTTTGGTTTGATTTAAAAAGACCAAAGTTAAATTTAACAACTAATTGGAGTTAAATTAATTTTTTTATTTTAAATTATAACAGATTGTTTAGTATTAAACATTATTAAAAAATTTATTATATCTTTGTATAATATTTATATTTATTTATTATAATAAAATGGCAAGTAATCAATCAACGGAACAAACTAATTTTCAAAAAGCAACACAAGGTGCATTTGGTCATAATTTAATTTCAGATGGAGAAACATCAGTTGCGAATCGTGTATATTTTTCAGTAAAGGCTTTTGGTGATTGTACTATCTCTTATGATAAACATAGTTTACCTTACAATACTAATGGTGATGCAAGTGTAACTGGTTTATTAATTGCAGATGGTAGTGAATGTGTTTTAGGAGCAGTAGAAAATATTTCTGTTAGTGGTGGAACAATTATGGCACATTTAGTTGAATTATTTTAATTATATAAATTTTAATATTTAACAATGTCAAAAGACTTTATAGAACGCAGATACAATAGTGAATCTTTAGATAAAGCTACAAGACAATATAAACAATTGTCTTACTTTATTACATCTGATGTTCAAGAAGAAGTTAGAAATGACTATTTTGACAGATTTATAGAAAGGGGTTATTACAATAATGATGTTTTCTTAAATTGGGTAAAGAGTATATTTAAGGAAAAAAACTTTTTATCATTTGTAAAATATTACCGAAATCCAAACCCTTCATCTTATTTAATTAACACAAGAATAAAAGAGCCTTTAAGTAGAGTTTTCTTTTCAGAAGATAGTTATTTTAATTATATTATTCAAGGTAATAAAACACCTTATCCTAAAGAATTAAACGATGATTTTGAAGAAAGGCTTTTTAATGCTGTTATATTTAATTACAATGATATTATAGTTCACGATTTATTTGATGTAAACGAACCTTATAGAGAATTTGTTTCAATAGATAAAGTTGTTTCAATAAAAATGAAACATAATACTATTCAAAAAGTTGCTTATGCTGCAAAGACCGAAATTAATGATGAAATAGTAAAAGGTTATGCTTATGTTGATGATGAAAAATACGAATTTTATTCTAAAGATTATATTTTATTAAAAAGTGAATTACACGATTTAGAACAATGTCCTGCAACTTTTGTGGTAAAAGAAAGTTTTGACAGAGATCCAATTGTTAAAAAATCTATATTTAGTTATTTAAGAGGTGATTTAGAAGAGTATTCTTTTTTAAAGACACTTCAAAGAATGGCAAATGCCAATGGAACAATACCAATTACCGTTAAATTAAAGACAAATGAAAACTCTTTAGGTGGAGAAGATTTTGATAATAACGGAGTTGAGCCAATGAGTATTTCTCAATTAGGCAGTAGAGTTTCTAATGAAGCAAGACAAACAGCAGGAAGTGGTACAGGAAGCGTACTACAAGCAGGAACAGATATTGATGTACCTGTTGTAGAAAAAGAAGATGGTTCTGTTGATATGGCTTTAGTAAAGGATTTTGTTCATTTTTACTATACACCTGTTGAAGCGTTAACATTCCTTGATAAGAGAATAAGAAGTTTAGAAGATAAAATAGTAGTATCTTGTTTAGGTTCACAAAATAACCAAGATGGTACAGAAGCATCAATGACCGAATTACAAGTTTCAAAGGGATTTGTTTCAATGGAGGATAAATTGAGATGGATTTCAAATACATTAAGCCATTCAAGACAATTAAGTGATATGGTTATGTTATCTTTGGCTTATGGTAAACCTAATGTAAGTGCTGATATATTTTATGGTTCAGATTTCTTTCAAGAAACACAAAGTGTATTATATAACCTTTTTGAAAAATCTCCAAATGCAATAGAGCGTAAAAATATATTAATACGTTTATCACAGCGTAGAAATATGTTTAACAAAGACAAAGCAGAAAGAGAAGTAATATTATATAAGTTATTACCTTATTGTGCTGATGAAGATTTTACTTTAGCAGTAGATAATCAAAGAGTAGAGCCAATTATATTTGAATTTCAAACTAAATTTGATTATTGGATAACTATGTTTGAAGCAACTTATGGAGATATTGCAATATTTTGGAAACAAACTAAAGCAAGTGATAGCGAAAAAATCATATTGCTTAATAACCTAATAAAAGATTTAATAACAACAAATATTAATTTAAATACAGATAACAATGACGGGAAAGAAACCGATAGTGAAGATTAGAGTGTACAGAGGATTAGAGTTAAATTATGATGCGAAAGGAAACGTAAAAAATGAAAACTTTTTAATTTCTGTTGAACATGGAACGAATTTATGGAAACTTACAATGAAAAACCTTAGATTAAATGGGTATTGTAAAGTAGAAGTAGATAGTGTTTGGCAAGTAGAAGAAGAAGGTTATTCAGAAATAAAAGACAATGAAATATTTGTTAAAGAGGTTCAAAAATCTTTTGAAAATAATCAAGAAATTACTTTAACAGCAGACCAAAAAAGAATTGCTGAATTAGAAGCAAAATTAGAGAATTTAATTAATTTAAACTCTAATATAAAAGAAACTAAAAAAGTAGAAAAAACATCTGATATTAATGATTTAAGAGAAGAGTATTTTGATTTATATCATAAAAAACCATTTGCAGGTTGGAAAGAAGAAAAATTAATTACATTAATTGAAGAAAAAAAATAAAAAATAAATAAACATAAAAAGAATTATGGCATTTAGTGAAGAGTTTATACAAGAAGTAGGGTTACAAGAAGAACAAATACAAAAAATTACCTCATATTACGATAGTAATATTATTCCTGAACTAAAGAAAGGTTGGGATGGTAAAGCTAACGAAAATGCAGAAGGTATTTTAAGTGGTGCATCAAAATACGCATCAGAAAAGTTTGGAATACAATTAGAAAGAGAGCAAGGAGAAAAATTTGGAGATTATTTAGCACGTATTTCAGAAAGTGCATTGGAATCAAAGACCCAAACCTTAGCACAAAAAGAGCAAGAGTTACAAGAGAAGTTGAAAAACTTTAAAGGTAGTGATGAACTAAAATCTAATTATGAAAATGCTTTACTAGAACTTGATAATTACAAACAAAAAGTTGCTAAACTAGAGCCATTAGAGGGCTTAGATTTAAAGTATAAAGAAGCAACAGATAAGTTAACTACAATGCAAAAAGAAGTTGCTTATAGTAGTGTAAAACCATCTTTTCCAGAAACTATAAATAAATATGAAGCAGATGCAAAGTGGGGTGAATGGAAAAGAAATATAGAAGAAAAATACAATATTGAACTTATTGATGGTAAACCATTTGCCATTGATAAAGAAAATGAGCATAAAAAAGTTGAACTATCTAAATTAATAGAAGAAGATAAAAACATATCTGAATTATTAAGAGGTAGAGAGCAAAGAGGTAATAATGCAAGTGCTACGAATTTATTAGATATTGAGGGTTTACCATTTAAAGTACCTCAAAACGCATCTAAAGAGGATATTTCAAGTTTAGTGAAGGAACACTTAATTAAAGAACTTGGAAGTATTACTCACAAAGATTATTCTAAAAAATTTAGAGATTTGTATATTACAGCAACAAAAAAGTAAAAGTAAATAGCGAAAGACCGCAAAGAGTAAAGATAATTATTAATTTTAAATCAAAAGAAAATGGCGTTTTTAAACGGAACATTATTAAACGATTTGCAGTCTGATATGGCAACAAATGAGAAATATTTTTCTCCTTTAGGTGTTATTGATGCAGTTAAAGATTCAACTGCAAGTGCAAACTACATTCCTCCAACAGTAAGAGAGAATTTATCAACTATTTCAGGATTAAGAAAGGCTGAAATTCCTGTAATCAAAGACCAATCTGTAACAGTTGTTACAACACCGGGTTTTGAGTACATACCATCAAATTTACCAGAATCTGATAAATATTGGTTTCAACCTTACGATGTTTTTAGTGGTATGCGACACTATCCATCTGCGAATGATAACAATATGATTGATGCTGAATTTCAAAGTAGAGAAGTACTTAAAAACGTACTTTACGAAATGGGAAATACAGTTGAAGGTATCTTGTTAACTAATTTAGATGCAAGAAAAACACAAGTATTAGGTTTTACAGAGCAAGTTTCTGCTACAACAGGAGATTACGCTTTTGATGCAACACCAGATATTTTAAAAATTAAAAAAGCAGCACAAGATGAAACTATGTTTTACAGTGCAGAAGCTTTAATGGGTGCTAACGAAGTTGGTGGTAATTACAGAATTGTAACTAACAGAGCAGGTTTAGCAAGACAAAAAGCAGAAGCTTTAAAATACGGAGCAAATAACGATAAAAACTTACAAGCATTAGGTTTCTTTGGAGCTGATAGAATGTATGAAAGTGGTAACATTACTACTTCTGCAAAGTTTGATGGTTATATGTTTAGAGATGGAGCGATTGGAGTTTTTGAAAACTTCCCTTCTGACTTTAGAAAAGGAACTGAATTTGCAGGTAAGAAATGGGCAGTTTCAGATATGGACTTACCTTTCGTTAATATGAGAGCAAATATCTATACTGATACAAATGCAACAAATGCTACATCATTAATCACAAGTGGAGTTGATTCTAACTTGATTATGACTTCTTATGAAGAAATGGGTATTTGGGTACGTTTTTATGTAGTTTACAGATATAATTCTGATTTATCTACAAGAGTAAATGATGTTGTTAAAGTACAAGGTTTAACAGTTTAATATTAATCTTTTAAAACATAGAAATTATGGCAAAAGAATTTAAAACAGATGCTCTTGGAAATAATGCAGAAGTGCAAGGGGCAATTGTACAAGAAATTACAGCAAGTGCTACCCTAGGTTTAGGTGATAGTGGTACTGTATATTTAGTAGGAACAGATGCTTTAGTAGTAACACTACCTGCAACAAAAAAAGGTGCTAAATTTAGTTTCATTAACAGTGGAGCAGATGGTAATAACATAATTACTATTTCACCTAATGCTAACGATGCAATTATTGGTTCAATTGCAAATGCAGCAGCAGATTCAGTAGCAAGTGGAGTTGCTGACAAAGATATTATCAATACAAAAGCAACATCAAACAAAGGAGATAGAATTACTTTAGTTGGCGATG